AGAAAAACCTTTCTTAATTAGAACCGAAAAAACTGAAAGTGTTGATGATGTAATTCAACTTGCTAAAGATATTTACTCCTTTTCTAAACTTCAGAAAGAAAAACAAAAGGAAGAAGAAAAACAAGCAAAAGAAGAAAATCAATCCTCAAGTCAAGATGATGATGATGAAGAAGAAGAAGGTTATGATGATTCTGATGATGAAGAAGAAACTGAAGGTGATGATGAAGAAGAAACTGAAGGTGATGATGAAGAAGAAACTGAAGGCGAATCTGATGATGATGAAGAATCAGATAATGGAAATGAACAAAATTCTGAATCAAATTCAGGTGATAGTGAAGAACCAACCGAGGAAGATGATGAAAGTTTAGATTCTATCACTGATAAGGCATTTAATAAGAACCTTGATGAATTGGCAAATGCTAAATCATCATATGAATATCATACTTTAGATAATAATTATGATTTGGATACTATCGTTTCATATAAAACTATTCTTTCCGAAACCAGTTCAAGTGAATATGATATAGAACGAGGTAATAACCTTCAAGAAATTGCAGAACGATTCGCTAAATTTAAAACAGATACCAACAAATCAATTTCTTATCTAGTAAAAGAATTTGATATGAAAAAGGCCGCTACTGAGTATAAAAGAACTCAAGTTTCCAAATCAGGTTCACTTGATATGAAGAAAATCTGGGGTTATCAGTTGAATGATGATATGTTCAAACGTATTACCACTTCAACTAAAGGTAAAAACCACGGTATGATCTTTCTGCTAGATTGGTCCGGTTCTATGTCTGGTGTGTTACAAGATACAATTGAACAGGTTATCCAGTTGTCTTCATTCTGTCACCGTTCACAGATTCCGTTTCAAGTGTTAGCATTTACTAGTCGATATACTGTTAATAAAGCGACGGACGAATATTTTGAAAGAAAAAAAGAAAAGAACCTAGCATGGAGAAGTTCATATAATAGTTTACACATTGATGATTTCTCTTTATTAGAATTATTCAGTGATAAAATGAGTAATCAAGAATTCAATTTAATGTCTTCACGATTATATAATTCAAATAGTTTTACATGGAACAGAGGATACGGATTAGGTAATACACCATTGAATGAGGCATTAGCATATATGACTGAATATGTTGGTACTTTCATTCGTAAAAATAACATTGAAAAAATGTCATTTATTACATTAACAGATGGCGCTGGTAATGCCTTGCAAAGTTCAAATTATATGTATACTAATTCTACTAAACATTTCATCACCGATCCAATGACTAAAAAATCATATTCACTTACATCTGATGCCACTGAACAAACAGGTGTTTTATTGAGAATGATCAAAGACCGTTGGAATACTACTAACTTGGGATTCTATATTGCCGGTTCAATGGGAAGAAGGGAGTTACAAAATGCAATGTACTATAATGGAATAAGACCAGATAATATGTACTCTACATCGGAAAAGGTAAAAACTGATGTTAAAAAGAATGGTTACGCTTCGATAAAAACCATAGGACGGGATGATTTATTATTAGTTCCCAACAAATCATTAAAAATTGTAGATACTGAATTGGAAGTAAATAACAAACAAACTGCTAAAGCAATCTCCAAGAACTTTACAAAAGTGCTTAACGGACGATCAGTGAATCGTTTATTATTAAATCGATTTATTTCACTAATTGCCTAAAATAATTGTTGACACGGTGAAAACTACCGTGTTATAATTACTCATACTTTGAAATTAAGAGAGATTATATATTATGACTAAAATGAATGAAAAACAAGAACAAATTATTAACCAAGCAATCGAAATGTTTCCTGATGTTGCTTCTACTCAAATTATTTCACGAACTCAATTGAAGAGTCTCGCTGCTAGTTTGAACATGAAATACCCTCCGTCATTTCTAATGTCGCAACCTGCAGGCCGTGGTTTGTATACAATCCCGACCAATTCAGTTTTACCTTCTGTCAAATCAGTAATTAAAAATGATTCAAAACCAATGTTAAGTGATACTTCACTAGTTCCAGAAAAAGATCCTACATTTGTTCCGTTTGGTAACTACCCTGATGTTGAATCAGTTATCAAAGCGGGTATTTTCTACCCATGTTACATCTATGGTCCGACTGGTAACGGTAAGTCTACGATGGTAGAACAAATCTGCGCTAAACACAAAAAACCTTTGATTCGTGTAAACTTGAACATGATGACCGATGAAGAACAATTAATCGGTTCTAAAACATTAACCGATGGTAATGTTGAAATTGTAGAAGGTCCTGTTCTAGTTGCAATGCGTACTGGCACAACTCTGTTGTTAGATGAAATTGATGCTGGTTCTGCCAATACTCTGTTATGTTTACAACCTATCCTTGAGGGCAAACCTTACTATTTCAAACTTAAAAATGAAATGATTGTGCCTGTTGAAGGTTTCAACATTATGGCAACTGCCAATACAAAAGGTAAAGGTTCTGATGATGGTCGTTATATTGGTACTAACGTATTGAACGAAGCATTCCTTGAACGATTTGCTGTTACATTTGAACAAGAATATCCAGATGCCAAAGTTGAATTAAAGATTGTTAAAAATCTGATGAACCAATTCAGTTGTGTTGATGATGAATTTGCAACTACACTTGTTAAATGGGCAGAAGCAATCCGTAAGACTTTTGATGATGGTGGTGTTGATGAATTGATTACAACTCGCCGAATGGTTCACATTATCCGCGCTTATGCAATCTTCAAAGATAAAACAAAAGCAGTTACCTTATGTTGTAACCGTTTTGATACTTCTACTAAATTGGCATTTATTGACTTGTTTGATAAAATGAGTGAACCGGAAGTTGAACCAGAAGTTGTTGATTATGACGAATTGACAAACATTTAATAAATTTTTACAAGAGGAAATATAATGAGTAAGATTGAGGATGTAGTATGTACAAAGATTTTATCAAGAGCAGAATTTGGATTAAAGAAATATGGTGTTACTCTTGAACGCGATGACCTGACAGAGTTACAGTGGTTGATTCATGCCCAAGAAGAGGCAATGGATTTAGCAAATTACCTAGAGGTCCTGATACAAAGAAAACAAGCAGTAATTGAGTTTATAGAAAAAGCAACAATTGACAATATAGAAAAAACGTAGTATAATAATTATTTTAAACAATGGAGTTATAATGAAGTTATCAAAAGAAACCGTAAATATTTTTAAGAACTTTGCCTCAATTAATACCAATTTGTTATTGACACCCGATAATAAAATTGCAACTCGTTCGGCAAAAAAGACTGTGACTGGTAATGTATCTGTAGCAGAAACATTTCCAATGGAATTCGGTATCTATGATTTGAATGAATTTTTAGGTGCTTTATCGTTATTCACTGACCCTGATTTGGAGTTTTTCGATAAGTATATCACAATTAAAGAAAACAATGACCAAATCAAATACTACAAGGCAGATAAACGTGTTTTGATCTATCAAGAAAAACAGATTACATTTCCTGAAGTGTATGTTGATTTTGTTTTACCAAGTGCAGTATTGAACAATGTCCAACGTACTGCGGCTGTTTTACATGCTGAGGTTGTTACTATCATTGGTCAAGATGGTGAGTTGATTGTACAAGTTGGTAAACAGAAACAAGAGGCCAATTCATATATCAATGTAATTGGTACAACTGATAAAACATTCCGTGCAAACATTCTGATTGAACATTTCAAGATGTTACCTATGGATTATGAAGTCACGTTATCTGCTCGTAAGATTTCGAGATTTAAATCTGTGAACAGTGATTTGGTATACCATCTTGCAGTAGAGGCAGATTCAGTATTTGGTTAATTTTTAATTGAAACGGGGGTATAATAGTATATCCCCACTTTTACTATGAGGCAATAAATGACAATTACTACTAATGACAATCAATTTATCTGGGTTGAAAAGTACAGACCATCTACAATAGATGAATGTATTCTACCCGAACATATCAAAAATACATTCAAAGACTATATTAAGAAAGGTCAATTGCCTACTTTCTTATTAGATGGTACGGCAGGTGTTGGTAAGACTACCATTGCAAAGGCATTATGTAATGAAGTTGGTGCCGAATATCTGTTTATCAACGGTTCTGATGAAGGTCGTTCTATTGATATTTTAAGAACTACAGTTAGAGGTTTTGCCTCAAGTGTTTCACTATATGATCAACCTAAAATTGTTATCATAGATGAAGCAGATTATATGAATGCTCAATCTGTACAACCTGCTCTACGAGGCATGATTGAAGAGTATAGTGCAAACTGTCGTTTTATTTTTACTTGCAATTTCAAAAATCGTATTATTGAACCACTTAGATCAAGATGTACGCTTGTTGATTTTAGGTTAGATAATAAAGATAAAGCGGAAATGGCAAAACAATTCTTCAAACGTACTACTCAAATCCTAAAATTGGAAAACATAGAATTTGATGCTAAGGTTGTTGCGGAAATCATAACTAAATATTTTCCTGATTATCGTAAAGTATTATCGGAACTTCAAAGGTATTCAGTATCGGGTAAAATTGATTCTGGTATATTGGTAAATCTTTCTGATGAATCTTATAAAGAACTATTTCGGTTGATGAAAGATAAAGATTGGAAGAATACTAGATCATGGGTTGCCAAAAATTCTGATGTTGAAACATCGACTTTGTTTCGCCAATTTTACGATAATGCAGTTAATCTATTGGAACCACAATCAATACCAGGAATGGTAATTGTGTTGGGTGACTATGATTATAAATCAGCATTTGTTGCAGATAAAGAAATTAACATAATGTGCGCCATGACCGAAATCATGACTAACTGTAAATTCAAATAGTTGTTGATATGATTGAAATTATTGGATTTACTTTAATAGGATTGATTGTAGGATTCATTGCTGGTTGGGTAATGTGTTATAGGGTTAATGATGTTGCCTCCTATGAAGATATTGAAACAGAAGAATATTTTGTATATGAGGATCCTGTAACAGGTAAAGAAATTGAAATTACAGGATCAATACACATGTATATAGAATATCATGATGAAGTTGGTCAGTTCTTTGCGTATAATGCAGATAACCATGATTATATTGCTATGGGTAAGACAGAAGAAGATTTGAAACTTAATATATTAAGTAGATATCCTACAAAAATGTTTACTGTTGATCAATCTAATATTGATGATGTAGGATTATAATATGTCAAGTCCATTTGATTTTGTACATGCAATAAACCAGAGTAAGAATAGTAATTTTGAAGAGATAGGAGAAGAAAAAGATTATGTACCTTTCGTAGTTAATAAGTCACTTTCGTTCTTTCATGATACTGTTCATTATGCTAATGAAATGAATCGTTATAGTCAGTTACCGAAACAAATGCAATTTTCTTATTTACTAAATAGTATTACTAAACGTAAGAGATCAGGATGGGTTAAAAAAGATAAAGCCACCTATGAATTATTATTAGTAAAAGAATATTTTAACTATTCTAGTGAGAAGGCAGAACACGCACTAAGTTTATTGACTAAGGCTGATTTGACTATAATTGAAACGAAACTGTATAAAGGCGGCAGATAATGACCGATATCTATTACAACTGGAACTACGATTCTATGCTTGAGGTGACATTACCTGATCCTGATGCATTTTTGAAAGTATGTGAAACACTAACACGAATTGGCATTGCTTCTAAGAAAGAACAAAAACTATATCAATCATGCCATATATTGCATAAGCAAGGCAAATATTTTATCGTCCATTT